AGAAGAGTTTATTAAAAATAAAAATATAATGGATGAAATCAGTAAAGAAGATTTCAAATTATTTAATAGACTACTACAATACCATGATATATTTAGACAAATACCAACTCAAAAAATGGAGAAAAACTAATGTCTAAGCCAACCAAATGGAAAGTTATAGGTAATATAAAAAAAATAATAAAAAAACAAGATGATATGGATCGTTCAATAAAATATCCATATATGTCTATACATAATTATAAAACTGGATTTACAGATTTTATAAAAATACCAAACAATATAAGCAGAGATGAGGATAGTTTACATACTTGGTTAAGTATTAAATACAAACTATCACATATACAATATATGGAATGTAAAGGTATATCTATGGATGATGTAACAGATTTTCGTAAAGCAATAAACGATGATAGTTCGTATATCAGTAATCGTGGTTCTGAAGATTGCTTGGTATGCAAAAGTCACATGCATGGTGATGAATGGAATGCTGATGCAGAAAGAGAATCTACAACACGTAACGGCATACAATGTGCCACAGATTGTGAGGAATAATAATGTTAAATGATGTATGTAAAAAAGACTGTATGAATGCTATAGAATATTTATGGGAAGAAGGATTTGTAGAAGAAATGACTTCTGATAAAAAATATTATACTATGGCTTTGCTTAAAAAAGTAGCTAATATATATAAAATAAAACTAAAAGATCTTGTTGCTGAAGAATGGGAGGTAGCATAATGGAAAGTGGAGTAATGGGTATAGGTAATAGGTATGATAATTCTTATCAATTAGAACAAGCTACCTTAGAACATATACCTGCAGAAACAGAAACGTATCAACCAATAGGGTTTCATGAATTAATAGAAATAGTTAAAGTATCTGCTAATGAAACTAACCTTGGGTTAGGTTATGATAGTAGCTTTGATGCTATCAAAAAAACAGTAGATGTAAATGATGTTAAAGAAAATTATTTGATTTCAAAAAATCATAAACAATTCTTTGGCACATTAACATATGGTTTAAAAGAATATATAGAAGATCCAGAAATAGAAAGTATTTATGGTGCACCTGATATTACTGAATTAACTATAGGTATACGTTCAAGTTATGACAAAACAATGTCAAGTGGTATAGCTATAGGTGGTAGAGTAATAGTATGTTCTAATCTTATGTTTGTTGGAGACATAACATATATGAGAAAGCATACTAAAAATTCTATAGATGACATCATAAATCAAATGGATGCAGCCATTAGAAACCAAGTTCAAGAATATAATACAGTACAACTACTTAAAGAACGATTAAAGAATATAAATATTCCACATAAAGTCGGCAATTATTTGCTTGGAAATTTGTTTGGCAATCGTTTAATTAATGGTGGTCAGTTACTAACTGCAAGTAATTGTTGGAATAATTTGTATTATCATCAACAATTTATGCAACATTGTAATAATGTACTTGGTAATAAAATAGATAAAACTCTTTGGGTTTTATATAATTGTATTACTGAGGGTCTTAAAAAGAATACACCTATGAATATGATGACACAACATAAGAAAGTACATGATGCATTTACAGAAGACATCATAGATTGTGGCAGAGGTAAAGCAATAGATGGACAACAAGTGCATTCAATAATAAACAACTTTAAAGGGGGCATTGCATGATAGATGATACACCAGTACATCCGTGGCATAAACTAAGAAATGCTGAATACAAAAAAGCAATAGAAAAGAAAGGCAAGTTTGATTACTTGTCTTGGGCTATATGTTTAGATAAAGCTAAGCAGGTAGACCCAACAGTTAAATATGAGTTAGTTAAAATAATAGATTGTGGACAAAGTAAAATAGTTCACGTTGAACTTAGTTATAACAATGTTGATATAAATGATAATCCTGATTATTATAGACTATATCATAATGAATACTTAGCTGTAAGAGGTTTTCGTAATGAGGCATTAGCAAGTCCAGATGCTGCACAAGTAGAAAATACATTTAGACGTTGTGTAGCAAAAGCAATAAGTATGTGCTTTGGATTTGGTATTGAACTATGGATCAACGAAGACTTAAAAGACTTAGACTATATGCCAGAAAATATAAATGGTAATACACCAGTTAAAGGTAATATGACAATTAGCCAGTCTGTAAAACTAGATAGAATGAGTAGAAATAATTTCTTAACTGAACCTGAACAAGAAAGAGTTAAACAACTTAAAAATAAATTTGATTTAACTGAGGTTGATGTTGAAAAGAAAATAGCTGCTATTCAATCTACTATTGATATTAATAAACTAAAGAAGAAAGGTAAGTAATGGGCTTAAGCACAGGTTTTAAATCACAAACTACAAACTCTGAACAATTTATGTCTGGAGTATTTGTAAATGAATGTACTATCGTATCAGTAGATACTGTATATGGTGGTAAAGAATGGCAAAACGAAAAGTATAAAGATGATGTAGGTCTTGACGTTACATTAGATATAGGTAAATCATTTCAACCTGTATTTTATATAGGTGGAAGACTTAAACGTGATGAGTTTGGTGAGGTAAAAAACCTTGGAACTGTACGTAGAGTTTCTACATTCTTTGATGCTATAGATGTTGATGCTAAACTAAATGATGAACATAAAATAGAAGAAGATGCTTTAGCTGATTGCATAGGAACAAAGTTTAATAGATTGTCCTATGTATCTGGTACAAAGCAAGATGGCAAAGTTAGATATAGTGATTTCCAAGAAATCGTATCTGCAAGTACCCCAACTATTACATTAATAGAGACCTTCAAGAAACACGTTAACAATGGTTGGTTAAAGAACTATAAGCCTGAACTTATGGATAATAAAGCTAGTGATAGCAATATTCCAGGAGGGTGGTAATGGTTACAGTTGAAAAAAAGTTAATAATGTATCTTGAAAAGCTAACACGCTGTGGAGAAAATTATATTACTAGTAGTCAAATAGAAAAATCAATTCCAATTTGGGTAGAGAATAATTATGGAGATACTCATAATGGTTCTACGTTTGGAAGAGCTTGGAGAAAGCTTAGAGAAAAACATGATATAAATATAAAAGGTACTATAAAAATACATGATGATGAACCATACTTAAATATACATGTTAAACTAGATAATAAACCAAATAGCAGGGAACACAGATGGATGATAAATCGTATGTAGAAATAGCTATAGGAGGCGTTGCCAACAGAGGTAACGTCATTCCTTATAATGAACTACCTAACCACGTTGCTGGTAAAAAAGGCACAGAATTTTATCGCTCATTATTTTTGTATGATAATACATTTAATGGAAAGATAAAAGAATACAGTGGTACATACAATATAGATGAAATAGTTCTTGATGTAGATTGTAAGATAGGAGACCTATCTTTAGAACCAGTAAAAAATATTGTTGATTTCTTAGTAAAAGAATTAGATGATAATTTTGAAATATGGTTCTCAGGTACAGGCTTTCATATGCATTTACCAGACTTATTTCATATAGGTAACCATGTAGACTTACCTAATATAATGAGACTAAGCATAGATAAAGCTGTAGGTAAATTTGGAATAGATAATATTTATGATAGGGCTAGATTAATTAGAACTAAATATTCATACAATATTAAAAATAATACATACAAAATACCTGTATCAATAGATATGCTTAATGAATTTACATATAATGAATTTGTAGAACATGCACAAAACACAACCATATATGAAGGTCAACATGATCCCCAAAGATTAATAATGCCTAGAGCATCTTTTGAACCTTTGTGGGAAAAATATATTGTAATGGGTAAGTCTCATCAAGTACCTGTAAGTAAACCTAAAAATAATACTAAGTCAGACCTAACTGCACATGTAACTTGTGTACAAAAAATGTTTGCACAAGGACCAGTACAAGGTAAACGTCATCAAACAGTATTACGTATGGCATCTGCATGGAAACGTAGTGGTATTCCAAGAGAGGGCACTGAAAGTCTTATTCATAAATGGTCTCCATCATTTGATATAGCAGAAACTAAATCAATGCTAAATACAATATATAAATGGGAACATGATGGGTATGGCTGTCAAGATTCTATAATGGATTTATTTTGTGATACTAAATGTAAATTCTACAAACATAAAGACTATGGTGTAGAAATATTTAATGCAGATACTATGACACAACAATTCCAAGAATTTGTAGAGGCTGAAGATGATAGTAATAGTTTTGACTTAAATGATTTCTATGATATTGGTGGTAGTTATAAGTTTACAATAGGCGATCTTATTACAATGATTGGTGATACTAAGCTTGGTAAAACAGCTTTTATACAAAACCTTATAGTAAGGGCTAATCAATTTAAATGTTTGTATCTATCATTAGAGGTAAACCAATTGCTTATGTGGAGAAGATTCAATCAAATTGCATTCAATATCAGTAAACAAGATGTTATTGATAAATATAAAAGCAATGATAAAGAGTTCTTTAAACAAGCAAATGAAAAGCTTGGACACATAAAACTAATGACTGTATCTCCAGAAATAAATAATATTATAGATGTAATATCTAATTTACAACCTAAGATAATTGTAATAGATACTATTGATGAGATACGTGTTGATTATGCAAATGATTCACTTGTAAAAATGCAGCGAATAGTAAGTAAGCTAAAAGAAATTGCTCAAAAATATGAGGTAATGATATTTGTTGTAAGTCATATTAGTAAAAGTGCAGCGTTTGAAGGTAATCTAACTAGACATAGTGCTAAAGGTGATTCATCTATAGAACAAAAATCAGATAAACTACTAGGCATATATGCACCTGACCCTAATGGTAAGGCTAGAGTTATAGAAAGTATTGTTGCAAGAGATGAATCTAGTTTTAAATTAAGATGTTATTTTAATCATGAAACATTTAGATTTAAACAAGCAATATAGATTGGAGTAAGTATGAGAAAGTTTGAGATAATAGATGAGTTTAATAATATAACAGAGGTAAAAACAGGAGATAAAATAAACCCTGATTACTATACTGAAGGTATTGAAACTACTAAATATGTATTAAGCCATAAGTTAGGATTTTGTGAAGGTAACATAATTAAATACTTAACTAGATATAAACAAAAAAATGGCTTAGAAGATTTGTTAAAAGCTCAAAAATATCTCAGGCTTTTAATTGCTGATGTTATTAAAAAAGTAAACACAGGAAGATAAATGACAGAAATAGAAACATATAAAATAAAAATTGCTAAACTACTACCAAACAAATATGGTAATAATGATATAGTTATAAGCATGGTTAGTAAATACAAAGATAGTAAATTTGATAAACATGTAAAGCTTGATAAAGAAATATTAGATATACTATTAAATGGTACACTACTTGTTAATACATCAAAGAGTGAGAAATAGTAATGAATATAAAATTATTAGG